ACCATTCTTTTAAATGATCCCATAAGTCTGATAAAAGTTTCATAGAAACCTCCTTTGTTAAAGTTGCGAAGTATACTACTTTACACCCTTGAATGGAACTTTTTTAATTTGCATTTTACTAGTTTGACCTTGAGGCCCTGATCCTTTGTTTTGTTTTACAACAAACGGCGAAAAAGTTATCGCTGCATCTGATGCTACAACAGGATTTGGAAAAGGATTTTTAAAAGGCACTTTAGTCATTTTTGCATTTTTAAATTTCATACTTTTACCCTTCTTTTTATTGGCCCACCTCTTTTTAAACCTTTAGCTTTTAGTGCAGCAGTGGCTTTTGCTAGTCCGCCGCCCTTCATAAAACCCATTTTATTTCTTACAGCTTTAGGAAGCTTTGGTAGTCCTTTGTTATTTTTTGGTACTGGTTTTAATCTTTTTTTCATATTAGTGAATAGTTATGTTATCAGACATATCTTTTAACGTTTGTTCTGTTAGTTGTAAAGCCTGATAATCCTCCATAGTAACCTGCAAAAGATCCTTAGCAACGCAAGCTAAAGCCTCAAACATAATAAAATTCTCATCTAATGATAGATTTTCATCAATAATGAGATCTCTTAAAATAACAATAAATTTATTAAGTTGTTCTTCTTTTGTCACGTTTACCTGCCTTTTGTAGGGCAATAGCAATAGAAAGTCTTTGTTTTGCTTTCTTTTTACTAATCCCTTTCTTTGAAGCTAGAGTATTAATTGCCTTTTGTCTACTCTTACTTGCTTTAGCTTTATTTAATTCGCTAATATTAGCAGATATTGTTCTTTGACTAGTTCCTTTTTTGAGAGGCATCTAATTTTTGTAAATTTATATTCGCACGTAATTGTGCAATATCTTCTTGCGATTGAATTCTAGCTTGATCTGTTTTTTCTTTTTGTGCTAGTTTTTGTTGCTCTAAATTTAATTTAGAGAAATCAAATTGAGCATCAGCCTGGTCTTTCATCGCTCTCATTTGTAATTCTTTTTCTTTTAATGCAATAACAGGATCTGGTTTACCTGCGCCAGACATTTGCGCTTGCATCTGTTGAAGCTCACCTAAGAACTGCGCTTCAAGAGCTGCTATCTGAGAAACTTTTAATTCATCAACATTTTGAGCTTCTTGTCCCATTTGTCGTTCTGCTGCCATAATTTGCGCATCAACTGTTTCTCTAGCTTTTAGAGAAATATGTTGCATTAAATGTTTATTTAAATCTATTGCCAAAGCTGGTTGTGCTTGCACGATTGGTGATAGTCCAAATAACAAATGAGCCTGAATATGGGCATCATGATTTTGCCCTTCGTATGCCTCAATTTTGTCTAAATCTAATAAACGTTGATGTTCCATTGTAGGGCTCATCGGTTCAGGTTTATCTAGTTTCATAATCTTATCGATATCTGCAACACCTAAAGCCTCATACATTCTTCTATAAGCCTCTTTAATATTATGTAATTGAGGTGCGCTTGTAGCTAACTGCAATTGCGTTTGAGCTAATTGAATTCTTTGAGCCATACTAAACATGTTAGGATCTGCTACGGGGATCACGTCAATTGTATCATCAAAATCATCTGACTTAATCATTCTATTTCCACCGATAACTGCGTAAGGATATTCAGGTGGTAAATATGTCTTAATTACGTCAGCTAATAATCTAAATTCTTTTTTCATGGAGTAGTAAATTCTTTTGTGAATACTGCTCATGATACGGGAGCCACGTTCCAATAACGCTATGGTTGTTCCAACGGGTGCCCCTTGGTTTGCATCACCAACTTGCATATCAGCTATTTGTGCAAATCGTTGGCCTGCTTGCACCACAAACCCTAGAAGAGCAAATAATGTTTGTGATGGTTCTTTGTATGGTAAAGGCATCAATCCATCACGGATTGCGCCTCCTGGTGCGTCTACATCTCTAAATTCTCCAGGCTGTAAAGGTGAGTCATCGTCCCTGATCCGTAGACCACGGGCCTTGAACCCTGCTGGAAGATTCGACAATGTACCAGAATCAAGTAACTGTCTTAATGCTTGAGTTGCAGATCTTGATAATCCGCCAATCAAATGCACTAGACCAAATCCATAAAAACCTAATCCTTGTAAAAATTTAAAATGAACAAAATATTCTTGCTTCGTGTAGTTAGAATCACCTTCTTTAAAATTTCTTCTAATAGATAAAACTTTTCTAGTGCCTTCATCAATCGTAACTATGTAAGGTATTTTTATTCCTGAGTTTTCTTCACCATTTTTATCTTCGTAACCTATAAGATCTAAGTTTACGTGAAATTCAAGTAATGACATCATCATGCCTTCACCAGTAGGTTCAACACCTTCAAGTCTATCGATTTTATCTTTTACATCATAAGCGCTATAGGTCGTAGTATCATCATAAGGCTGTAACTCAATATCTCTATAGAAACCTGAAACTTGTTTTTTTCTTACTTCGTTTTCTGTCATTTGAACCCGATGTGTAATTCTTTCGCATGTTTCTATGTCTGTTGCAGAATAAGGAACTACTAGATCTTCAGCTGGTATAAATTTAGAGACAGCTCTGCCAAGTTGTGCATCATAATAAACTTTTTTAAATGTAGATCCTGATAATGGTAAATAGAAAAGCATTTGATCCAACTCAGGTGTATACTCTTGCATCACGTTTGTGATTTGATAATTCATGAAATCTTTTACTCTTTGAGACTGCATATATTTTTCTTGTGTCTCTTCCCCAACTACGTAAGTTCTAACTGGGCCACTTGCTGGCATTAATTCTTTGTAAGCGGTTGAACTAAACTGTGTAACAGCTTCAGCTAATAAAGGATGAGATACATTGCTGGCTCCCTGAAATGGCTCACTTCTTTCAGCATATTTAAATCCTAATAAATCTAATCCCTGAGAATATGTTTTTTCCCATTCTTCTCTAGATGCTTTATCACTATCATATTCACCCATAAGATCGGATGAAATATTTTGTAATTCGTTCTCTTCTATTGTTTCAGCCAGGTTGGCTGCAAACTCTATAGGCGGTTCATCAGAAACTGTAACTTCTTCGGAAACAATTTCTATCTCTACTGGTTCTTCTTTTTCAATAGCATCTTCAATAGCTTCTCCGACGACTGCATCTATTTTTTTATCAATATTATCAACCATAATTTTTTATAGATTATATACGTCAATTAATCTACCAAAATAAAACTTTGGCGACTCTACAAGTCCACCCATTGCCTTCTTGATTGGTTCTTTTAAACTTTGGAGGAGCTTGATGACTTTGTTACTTTCGAGGAGGCTTCCGTATCCTGCTTCTCTTTCTTTGTCGATTTGTTTGAGGATTTTGACGATACTGTTGAAATTACCGATATTGAAGATGGTGTCCCCGTCATCTCCTGAAATTCTTTTAGTGATACTTTTCTTAAGGGCATTGTTGTTCTTCCTATAATTTTTTTGGTTTATATAGTCACCGTACCAATAAACATCATCTATATACACCATATCGGCATCATCACCTAATACTTTTGAAAAAGATTGTTCCAATAATTGTGGATCGGGAGCTTTGTTATCAAAAGTTAAGAAACTCGCTACAAATCCACCAGCAGTATTTTGAACATTAAAATCGATACCAAGTTCTTGCTGTATTCTTTGTATGTCCGATTTTGTATAATTACCTCTATAAAATAGTTGCGCAGTTTTTTTCCTATTCTCTATTGGAGTTAAAGATTGAGTAAAATTGCTTGTAGCCATTGCAGCTTGATTTAAATTTTCACCAAGTAAAGATAAGACCTGTAATCGTTGTGGCTCAGTTAATTCAACAAATTTATTACCAACCTTAACAGTTAAAGGAACAATAACATTAAAATTAGCTTTTCCTTCATATGTTCCTAAACCGATTTCCATTCTACTTATTTCAGCCTTTTGACCAAGGACCAGGGACACTGCTTGTTCCATCACTGAAGGTTGTTTTCCTTTTCTTGTAATTAATTTATTTAAGTTTGTTCTATGAACATTACTAATTTGATCCATCAATACTGTATCGCCAGGAAAATTATTTATGAGCTTTTCTATTTCTTTTCCATTAGGTGTTAAGAAAGTACCAACCTCAATTGTAGCTTTTAATGATTCTTTATAGGGAATTACCGTTGTTTGTAGTTTTTCTACAAACCCTGGATCTAAAATTTCTACTGGATCTAATTTGTTATTTCTAAATTTAAAACCTTTTTCCTGGAGCTCAGCTATTAGTTCATTACCCATATCTTCATAATTTGAAGAACCACCTCTACTGTTTGACCACATCATTGCTTGTAACTGATAGGGTTGCAGCTCCTCTCCTTTAGGTAATTGTTTATTTATTTCGAAAGTCATTCTGTTTAGTGAATTTGTTATTAATGCATATAATTCTGGATTTGATGCTAGTACCTCTGGTTTTATTCCAAATATTCTTGCCATTTGTAAATCATTAACTGTGTTTGGTTCACGGTCCGAGAGCCCTGTAAAATATTTAAATGTATCTACATAGTTACCAAATTTAGGTGTGTTGACTACCTGATCGGGTAATTTTAAAAATTTATCCAATGATTGATATTGTCTAAAACCCATTCGAATAGGGCGACCATTTTTATAATCAGAGAATACTCCAATAGCAATTTTAAGGTTTTCTTTTGGAGTTACACCGCCAGACGTGATTGATAGTATATCAAAAAATTTATTTTTATCTTCATCTGAATATCCTTCTAAAAAATTATCGACCCACTTAGCGCCTTTCTCGTACCAATACTTTGATGCTTCTTTTTCTTGTAATGCTTTATTAACAAATTCAGCTGTTGGCATTGTAAAACCAAACTTATCAGTTAAAGCTTTTACATCTATGTTTGTTTTCGAATCAATTTCTTCTATAGCGTCTAATCCGATATTATTTAATGTATTGTTATCAAAGTTATATTCTATTGGCTTAGCCTCTATGTTTGAATAATCTAATTCTCTTAAATCTTTATCTCCATAAATTTTTACAGGATTAAGTCTTTCAATATACTGTTTAGAGTTTTTATCTTTTGCAAGAAAATCTTTTGCTGCCTTCTTTACTTTAGGGCCATATTCATCCTCTAACTGCTTTGCTAATTCTCTGTCTACTAATTCTTCAAACAACATTTCAAAAGGATCTTTTTGTGGGCCCTTTGGTTGTTTAGGTTCTTCTGGATCTTCGTCGCCTCTGGTCATTTCAGTAGTAGGCATTCTTTCAAGATCCTCTTCTTTAACATCAATAACTTCATCATCATCTTTTTTTGTTTCAAGGACGGTGGACGCTATGACAGGTTCAGGTTTGTAAAAACTTTCTGAATAAGTTTTAAAATTTTTAATTCTATTTAATTCTGATTCAGGTAATAAATCCTCTAGAGGTATGATATCAGATTCACCGAACCCTGATAGATCTATGCCTTGACCCGAAAAAATATCTACAACTGCTGGGACAGAAACACCAAGACTAGTCGCAATTTGCGCAAGTGTTAATGCTTGAGCTACCATTTAATAATATACGTATTTCTTTTTCTCACGTGGTTGATCCTCATAATCATCATTTAGTGATATAAAGCTACCCTGACGATATCTCATCAGGGCTTGTGTCATTGTATCAACTAAATCATCATACTCACCATAAGGAAAAGCTGCACATTCTTCAATCATTTCTTCTGCAAAATGTTTTTCAGGGGCCCACACAACACCACTTTCAAAAAGTGGAGCTACTGAGTTTACACGTGAAATTTTATCATTACCTTTTGACGGACTAAAACTTACAACAGGAATTCCAACTTGTCTAAGTTCCTGGATCAATGGTTGACCGCTTGCTTTTGCCTCAACAATAATCGTTTCTGGTTCCCAATATTTGTATTGCTCCAAGGCAACTTTTTTTAATTCTGGAAACTCCCAGCGATCTTTTATGCAATCTAAAAGTATAATATTATCTTTATTAAACTCACTACGAAAGATACCCCAAGTGCTAATAGCACTAAAGTCTGCAGTATCTTTTTTACTGAACGCCGTATCATAACTTTGTATAACATGTAAAAGCGGAGGAACCTGATCTTTTTTCCAAATCTTCCACCACTCTCTTTTTACGATAGCACCTATTTCAGAAGTCGGTTGTTGTTGGTATTGTGCCTCCCAAGACATAACAGGTAAGTTTGCCTTAATTTTTTCTAATTCCTCAAGTTTCCAATACTCTGGCCATATTGGTTTTCCAGACGGCAGTATCGCTGGAAACTCTATGACTTCCCATTCGTCGGCATTATTTTCTCCAGCTAATTTTATTAATCTACCCGTTAGATCTCTTTCTGACCACCTAGTCATAACAATGACAATTGCACCTCCAGGCTGTAAACGTTGTCTTGGTCCTGATAGATACCAGTTATAAGCATTTTCAAAAGCTGTATCATTAATGTTTTGTTCTGAATGAGGATCATCAATAATTAATAAATCTGCACCTCGACCTGTTATTGCTCCTCCAGTACCTGCACCAAAATATTCTCCTTCATGATTTGTTTCCCAACGTCCTGAAGCTTTTGAATCTTGTTTCAAACTTACGTTTTTAAATATTTTTCTGTATTCTATGTCATTCATTAAGTTTCTCATTTTTCTACCAAACCTGTATGAAAGCTCAGCTGTGTGAGTTGCCTGAATTATTTTTGTTTTTGGCTTATTTCCCATCAACCAAGCAGGAAACAAGTAAGATGCAAACTCTGACTTCGTGTGTCTCGGAGGCATATTAACAATTAATCGTTTTGTTTTACCTTGAGCGATCTCTTCAAACTTTTTTGCCATGATCCTGTGATGATACCCATCAATAAAATCAGGCCAAACCATTTTAACAAAATGCAAGAAATCATTTTTTGCTTTTAATTGATCGTCATGCATTGCAATTGCTAACATCAATCGCAGCTCTTCATCCGAATACTTTGAAAATTTATTATTTTTGGTTTCCATTGGGACTCCTAAGCCGTTTTATACTAAAAAAAGGGGGTATACCCTAGAAAAAACTTTCCATATGAAAAATTGTTGGCTGAAAATTTAAAACATGCGCTAGGTCGACACGTGCGTGACACCATGGGCCAATTAGG